CCCGACTTTTATGCGCAAGGTCTTCGAGGTGCGCGCCTGGTTTGCCACGGCCTAAACAGCGCGTTTCCCCGGGTGTTTTTGATGTACGTGGCACATGTTGACACGCCGCTTGGCACACATGGCAAAGTGTGTCAAGCTGTGCGCTGTGACCGCCTGCCCGCTCCCGACGTACCGGGGTTCCTACAAGGCGCCGCCGGCCGACGAGCCGGTGGAGCACCTCGACACGCCGCCCGTCGGCGTCCCAAGCCTCGGGGCCCGCATGCTCGCCGCGATGTCGTCGAGCGCGCGCAAGGACGTGGCGAGGCGCGCGGGGAAGAGCGGGACGCTCATCCACCGTTGGGGGACCGGCGAGCGGTACCCCGGCGAGCAGGAGCGCGACCTGATGCGCGACGTCGGCATCCCGCCGGAGGCGTGGGAGCTGTACCAGGCGAAGGACCTGCCAGGGTGTGCCGCTGTGCCGTCGGACGACTGCCGGGTGCCGCAGTCCTCGCCGAGGGCGCGAGCGCCGAAGGCAGCGCCGTCTCCGCCTCCGGAGTGGACGCCGGGCGAAGACGACTTCCCGTCGCTCAGCAGCGGGACGCTGTTGGACCGCATCACGTCGGTGTTGCACTACCTGACGCGGCAGGAACGCACACCTGAGCAGGTAGCGCAGGCGCGAGAGATTCGGCAGCTGCTCGCGCTCGACGCCCGGGCCAGAGGCCAGATGGCCGTGAAGGGCGCGCTCGAAGACCACCCCGACTTCCCGGCGCTGGTCGAGACGCTGCTCGACGCGGTCGAGAGCTTCCCGGGCGGCATCGACCGGCTGCTCGCGGTGCTCAAGGAACGGAAGGCCGCGCCGGCGGCTCAGCGGGTGGCAGCGTGACGGCGGGCTCTCCCTCGTGGCTCTCCGACCTGGAGGCGCGCGCGACGAAGCGCAAGGCCCAGAGCACGCGTCGCGAGTGGCCCTGTGCGGAGTACCAGAGCGACCCGGTCGGGTACTGTCGCGACGTCCTCAACTTCTGCCCATGGGACAAGCAGGCGGAGATTATGCAGGCGCTCGTCCCGCCCGACGCGCGCGTTTCCGTAGCATCTGGGCACAAGGTTGGGAAGAGCGCGCTCGCGTCCGGTCTCGCGCATTGGTTCTCGAGCTCGTTCGATGAGGGGCGTGTCGTGCTCATGGCCCCGAAGGCCGAGCACACCCGCATCGTAATCTGGCCCGAGATCACGAAGCTCTACAAGCGATCTGGTCGCTGCAAGGCGTGTCGTGAGATCGAGGCGAAGACCGACAGGACGCCGGACCCGTGCGCCTTCTGCTCTCCGCTGGGAGATCCTGACTGGCTGTCGGTCGAGCCACACCGCGGGCTGCGCTATCCAGACGGCCGCGTGATCTTCGGCTACACCGCGCGCGACGCGGACGCGATCGGCGGCATCAGCGGAAAGAATTTGCTCTTCATCTTCGACGAGGCATCTGGCATCGATAACGACGTGTATGAGGGTATGAGGGGAAACTCAGCGGGCGGCGCGCGCGTGCTCCTCATTGGCAACCCGCTGCGCACGACGGGAGAGTTCTACGAGAGCCGGCACGCGAAGAAGAAGTTCTACGTGACGTTCGTGATCTCCAGCGAGGAGACCCCGAACGCGAAGACGGGCACGGTCGTGATACCAGGGCTCGCCACCCGCAAGTATTGCGAGGACATGGCGGAAGAGTACGGGCGCGACTCGGTGCTCTACGGCGTTCGCGTGCAGGGCAAGGACCCGAAGTACGAGGAGGGGCAGCTCATCCATGTCGACGTCCTCGACGCCGCCGTGGAGCGCTGGGATCGCGCGCGCGCCGAGGGTCGGTTGCAGATCGGCGTGGACGTCGGTTTCACCGGAGACGAGGCGGCGATCGCGTGTCGGCGCGGCCTCAAGATCTTCGAGCTGAACGCGTTCGCTGGCCTCGGCGACGAGGACACGCTTGCCGCTTACGTCATGAGCGCGGTGCGCGCTCACGTCGGCGAGCGCGAGCCCAAGCCTTTGGTCGTGTACGACAGCAACGGGCCAGGCGCGAAACTAGGTCGGGCGTTACGGGTCTACTCCGACGAGATCGACGTCTTCGGCGTCAACGGCACCCACAAGCCTCGGCACCCGCAGGAGTTTTTTCAACTCCGAGATGAGGTCATCTGCCACTTCGCGTCGTGGCTGAAGACGGGAGCCATTCTGAAAGACGCGAAGCTCGAGGGCGAGATCATGCACACCAAAGCTTTCGACGGCGGCGCCGGTCGGAAGAAGGTGATCGTAAACGAGGCGATCAAGAAGGTGCTGGGCCGCTCGCCCGATCGGCGAAACGCGTGCGAGCTCGCGGTCTGGCCCGTGCGTGCATCTGAGGCGGCTCACGAGGCGGACGAGGCTCCGACGCAGGCGCGCAACCTGTACGACACCGCCATCGGCGGAGACCTGTACGACAGGGCATCGGGCGGGAGCCTGTACGACCGGGCCATTGGTGGAGGTAGGCGATGATGTCTAGGCGTACGCGCGGATCGGTGCTCCTCGTTCGTCTTGGTCTGCCCCAGAAGCAGATCGCCACGCGCTGCAGAAGAAGCCGATCGACCGTGGGCCATTGGGGAACGGGTCACGCCAAGCCGCGCGACGACGAGCGATTGATTCTACGCGACGCCTTCGGCATTCCGCTCGACGCTTGGGTGCAGCCGTTCGAGGCCTCTGCTACGTCTGTCGATTGCTAACCCAGTTAGCGCGGAACCTCCCATAACAATGGCGTGGGTCGCGCTGCAGCACGTACCGCTGGACCGTCGCCGGAGGCGATGGCGTGAGCATCTTCACGTCGCTCCTCACGCGCGTGCGTTCGTACGTGGGCCCGCGCGACCTCCCGACCGGGGAGTCGTATAAGGACGGCTACGAGCGGCAAGCGTCGCCGCTTGCCACGCCTCAGACCAGATGGTTCCTGTCTGATCTTGAGGTCGCGATTCAGTCGGCGGCCGGCGGCAACCTGCGGATGCCCGGGCGGCTCTGCAGCGCCCTGCGTCGCGACGGCATGATCCTGGGCGTGTCGTCGACGCGCTTCGACGGACTCGTGCAGCTCCCGGTCACGTTCCACGGCGACCGCGCCGACGATCTCGCGCGCGAGTTTAGGGCGGTGTTCCCGACGCCGGAGCTGGCCATGCTCGCCAGCGACGGCCGGATGCTCGGCGTCGGCGTCGGGGAGTTCGTCCAGATCGCCGGCTCGCTGCCGGTTCTGAGGAGACTCAATCCGGAGTTCCTCCAGTACCGATGGTCCGAGGATCGCTGGTACTACCAGTCTATCCACGGCGTCGAGCCCGTGAACCCTGGTGATGGTCGGTGGGTGTTGCACTGCCCAGGCGGGGCCGTGGAGCCGTGGACCCACGGGTTCTGGCCTGCCCTAGGCAGGTCGTTCATCGCCAAGGATCACGCCTTCTTCCTGCGTGAAAACTACGCCAATAAGCTGGCCAATTCCGCCCGCGTAGCCAGCGCTCCACCGGGCGCCACAGAGCTACAACGAGAGGGCTTTCTCAGGAAGGTGATCGATTGGGCAGCTAACCCCGTCTTCGAGCTCCCTGTTGGCTGGGGGCTCAACCTGCTGGAGTCCAACGGCCGCGGGTACGAGGTCTATCAAGACATCATCAAGACTTCGAACGAAGAGATCATGGTCTGCATTGCGGGGCAGACCACGACCACGGACGGGGGCAAAGCATTCGCGTCCAGTGCCATCTTCCAGACGATTCGCAGCGACCTGATCCAGGCAGACGCCAACGCCCTTGCAGACACCCTGAATACTCAGGCGATCCCGGTCTGGGCAAACGAGCGCTTCGGTGCGGACGCGGCCGCAAACTCTCCGCGCGTCGCTTGGGACGTTACCCCGTCGAAGGACTTGAACACTGAGGCGCTCGCAGCGAATCAGGCGGCGGTTGCAGCGAAGGCGTTTAACGACGAGCTCAAGGCGGTTGGAAAGCGGGTCAACGTCGTGGAGTTCACGCGTCGCTACGGTGTCCCGATCGAAGACATCAAGGAGGCCGCATGAAGCGTTACCGATTCGATCGTCCAGGGCCGCTTGCTATCGACGCGGCTGCCTGGGGCATCGAGTACGACGCCGCGCCGGCGCCTCCGGTTGAGCAGCATGGTTCGATCGCCGTCGTTACGATTCGCGGACCGCTCACGCACCATAGCGACGGGCCCTGCGACAGCTACGACGCAATCAAGGCGCGCTGTGCCGATGCGTTCGCGAGCCCGGCGGCCTATGTGGCGGTCAAGGTCGACTCTCCAGGCGGAGACGCAGAGGGCTGCCTTGACACATCGCGGGAGCTCCGCGCGATGGCTTCGGCCGCAGGAAAGCCGCTGTACGTGTACGTGGCCGGCAAGGCAACGTCGGCCGCTTACGCGCTTGCTACGGCCGCCGATGCGATCTTTCTCGCAGCGGAGTCGCGCGTCGGCTCGATTGGCGTGATCGCGATAACCGTGGATGCGACCGAGGCCGATCGGCAGATGGGCCTAAAGTTCGAGTGCATCACGAGCGGGAAGCGGAAGGCCGACGGGAATCCCCATGTGGTGCTCTCCGACGAGGCGCGCGCGGCGCTTCAAGGCACGGTCGATGATCTCGCCGAGCTCTTCTTCGCGCTCGTATCGGAGCGGCGCGGGCTGAATGTCGAGCGCGTGCGCGGGCTCGAAGCATCGATGTTCCACGGCGCGAAGGCTGTGGCTGCAGGTTTGGCGGACGGCGTTGCGTCGTTCTCAGAGCTCCTCGCGTTGATCGCGAGTGGCGGTATCGGCGGCGGTGCCGCCAAGGAGGCAGTAGTGGATTACAAGGAGCTTGTGGCGGCGCTCAGGTCGCTCGCCGAAGGCGACGACGAAGAGCAGGCCAAGAAGGCCAAGGCGGCACTCGTGGCCATGGGCGAGGAAGAGCCCGACGGCGACGAGGAGAAGAAGGACGAGAAGGCCGAGGGCGAGCCCGAGGAGAAGGCAGAGGCCGAGGGCGACGACAAGAAGGAAGACGAGAAGACGAAGGCCTCGGCCAGGTCGTCCGTCAAGACCTCCGCGTCGACCAGCGCGGCCGTCAGCGTCGCGGTGGAACTCGAGACGCTCCGCGCCGACGTGAGCCGACTCGCTGTCTCCGCGATGCTCGACAAGCGGCCGGACCTCGCCGCGTCGACGCGCGCGTGGCTCGAGACGCAGTCCGCCGAGGTTGTGAAGAGCTTCCTCAAGACGGCTGCGAGGGCAACGGCGCCTCGCAACGCAAAGCCGGCGACGGGCGCCCTGGGCGCTACCAGCAGGCTGGCTCCTGAGGCGAAGCGTGAGCTCGATGCACGCATGGGCCTCGGTCGCCCGCAAGCGGCGGTGCGCCGCGAGGGCAACGCCGTCGTGTTCGGCGTGATGGATCGCGACACGGCGCGCAGCGCCGCCTCCGCGGGGAAGGAGAGCATTCGATGACCGCTCTTGCAGCAGAGAGGGCCCGCAGGGTCGAGACGTGGAAGTACAAGGACTTTACCCTCGCCGTTGGGAACAAGGCGTGGAAGGGCGGCCGCGCTGCGGTCTTGCTCGGAACGAACACGGTCGTCCCGGCCTCCTCGGCGCCGGGCCTGTTCGTCATCGGGAGCTTCGCTGAAACCGTCGACGCGACCGCGGCCGCGAAGACCGTTTCCGTGGACCTCGAGCGCGAGATCGTCCTCGAGCGCTACGTCAACGCGACGTCGACCGACGCCTGCGCGAGCACCAATCTCTGCGGAATCGCGTACCTGCTCGACGACCAGACGGCGACCATCACGCCCACGGGTCGATCGGTCGCCGGTCGGATCTGGGATGTGGACTCGACCAAAGGGGTCGCGATCGAGAAGCTCGACCTGGCGAGTCCTGCGGCGGTGCAGCCTGCAACGGGCTCGTTCACGTCGAACGACTACGCCCCAGCGGCGATCACCAACGGCGCGATCTACGCGGTTCCTACGACCGCTGCCGCGAGCACGATCACGCTCCCTGCCGCGGCGCCGAACGGAACCATCGCCTACTTCGCGGCGAACGGCACGGCCAACGGCCACACCGTGCAGTACCGGGACGAGACCGGTCCGACGAACCTGACCACCGCTCTCGTCGCGTCGAAACGACACCTCGTCGTCGTCTCGAAGCTGGCGGGCAACTGGGTCGCCAACGCCTACGTGAGCCCCTGAGGAGTCCTGACCCATGCCCGCATTGACCCCTGAATTCCTTTTCGACTTCGAGTCGAATATGCAGGTGATCACCGAGAACGAGTACGCGCGGTTCGCGTCGAATCTCTGGTGGTCCAAGTTCATGAAGACGCGCCCGTCGAGCTCCAAAAAGGAGATCGTTACCTGGCTGCTCAGCACCGCCAAGATCGAGGACCTCGAGAAGAGCGGCGGCAAGATGGTCTTCGAGGACCTCGTCTCGAAGTACACCACCTACGAGAACAAGAACGCCGGCGGCGGTCTCAGGCTCAAAAAGCAGCAATTGGAGGACCTCGACGGCGGCGGTATTGATCTCGCAACGAAGTGGTCTGGCGACATCGGTGCTTACATGGCCTACTGGCCGCAGAAGCAGCTCGTGTCGCTCATCAAGAATGGCGCGACGTCGGGGTTCAACTCCTACGACGACGTGACGTTCTTCAGCAACGCTCACCCGATCAACCCGGCCAATACGGGGCTCGGCACGTACGCGAACATCTTCACTGGTGCCGCGGCGTCGACGCCGGCGACGGACCCGAACGACGCGAGTTATCCGGGCGCGTGCGCGATCGACGACAGCGTGACCGTGGATGTTGCGCTCGCGAACCTCTCGAAGGTCGTGAGCTACATCCGCTCGATCCGGATGCCCAACGGCGAAGACCCGCGCTTCTTGCGCCCTGTGTCGATCCTCGCCCCTCCGCGCATGCAGGCCAGGGTCACGCAGCTGACCAATGCGAAGTTCATCGCGCAGGCGGCGGCGTCCGGTGGCGGCTCCGGAGACGTCGAGGCGCTCATCGCGTCCTTCGGTCTCGTGACCCCGACTATCGCGGACGAGTTCGCAGGCTTCGAGAGCGACACGACATGGTTCCTCGCCTGTGAGGAGCTGGCCTCCTCGCAGCTCGGTGGATTCGTGTACGTGGACCGCGAGCCATTCCGGATCACGTACTACACGGGCTCGGGCGGCGGGACCGGCGTCGATGCGATCCTCGACCGGACCGATGAGCTCGAGTGGCACTGCAAAGGCAGGAACGTCACCGGCTACGGCCACCCGTACACGATGTTCAAGGTCAAGGCGGCCTGAACGCGCGGCGTGAGCCGCACCCCGCCAAGGCGCTCCAGGAGACGCGCCGCCCAGCCCCGCCAGGCCTTGAGTCTGGCGGGCCTCCTGGTTAGAAGCCCATGAGTCTGTACGTCACGCTCGACCATGTTCGCCGTCGCGGGGTGCTGATCCCTGATGACGTTGACTTCCAGGAGACTCGGTATCCTGGCATCGTCCTCGAGCGCGCGACGGAGGTTTCAGCGTTCGTTGATGCCCAGTTGATCAAGAGATACGCGGCGCCGTTCCAGACTCCGTATCCCGACGTGGTGATTCGATGGGTGGCGATTCTCACCTCCTACGAGATCCTTGTCGACCTCCGCGGCGGTAATCCGGAGAGCCCGCAGCTCGTGACGGCGAGGGAGCGATACGACCGCGCCGTCGCACAGATCGCGCAGGCGGCAGACAGCGAGAAGGGGATGTTCGAGCTGCCTCTGCGGCAAACGGACCCGCTGGGCGCGTCCGCCGTAAATGCCGGCGGTCCGCTCGGGTATAGTGAATCGTCTCCATACCATTGGATGGATCGCCAGCGCGAACGCATCTCGTCGGAGGGCCGATGAGCAGCGGCATCGACGGGATCGACCGCATCGAGGAGCTGTCCGAGTTCCTGCGCTCGCTCCCTGGCCGCACGAAGGGCAAGGGCATGGAGCTCGCCGCTGCAGCCGTGCAGAAGGTCGCGCTCGCCGAGTACGCGGCGGGCCAAGGCCCAGAGGGCAAGCCCTGGCCGCGTCGGAAGATCGACGGCGCCGTCCCCCTGCAGCGCCCCGCGGCGGAGCTCCAGTTCATCGGCGGCGGCGGCGCCATCCGCTCGACGACGGCCGACGAGCCGGTCCTCGACCATCACCGAGGCAGGCGCCCGGTCTACCCCCGCGGCTCGATGGCAAAGCAGCTGCCCGCGACGTGGCTCCGAGCCGCGGAGGGCGCACTGCGGAAGTACATTGAAGACCTCGCGCGGAGGGCGGCCAAATGACCCTCACCGCCGACTGGCTCTTCGAGCGCGTGCGCGACTACTTCGCCGCGAAGGACATTGCTACGCCGGTCGTGTACGGGTCAGAGCAGGACGGGCGGCACCCGAACACCACAACGAGTGTCGTTGTCGGCCTCGAGGCCGAGGGCGAGATCACCGCCGCCGGCGCGCCCGGAGCTCCCGGGATGCGAGAGGTGGAGACCGGCTTCAGCTCGCGCTCGATCTTCACGGACCGCGCTGGCATCGCGGTGTGGATTCGCGGCGTCTACGATCCGACGACGGCAGCCGCCGACCGGGTGCGCGCCTCGCAGGCGATCTGCAAGGCGTTGCTGCATCACGTCCTCGCGGCCCTCTACGAGGCCGCTCAGGGCTCGTCGAGCATCGGTGACGGCGCGAAGTACAAGTGGACCAAGCCCGAGCACGCGGACGCCTACAACGGCGCACTGCTCAAGCTCTCGTTCAGGGTGGACATCCCCGTCGAGTACCAGCGCCGCCCGCGCGTGCGGCTCAACAAGCCCTCGGCCCCGACCATCACGGACGTCAACCCGGCCCTGGATCAAGAGGCCTGCGACTCCACGCACTGCGAACCTGTGACCTCCACCGAGTAGGATTCATATGTCTCTGACTCTTCCGTCTGCCTCGATGACCTTCCGCTCGGATCGTGGAGTCCCCTCCGCGGTGAGCGGGCGTCACGCGTGCGCTGGTATCGCCAGCAAGGGACCCTATACGCCCACGCTCGTCTCGACCCTCGACGACCTCGAGGACACGTTCGGGATCGGAATGGGCGTCAAAGGCGCGGCCTACGTGATGGGCCAGCTCGACACGCCGGTGCTCTTCCGAAGGCTCCCGGCGTTCGCCGTCGCGGCGGACATCGGCGACCCCGTGCTCGACGAGTGGGACGGCGCCAATCCGCCCGCGCTCTCCGGCACGCCGAACGACTACTACGAGGTGATCTTCGAGGTCGTGCTCGCCGGCGCGCTCAACACCGCCACAGGGCGCTACAGCCTCGACGGCGGGACCACGTACTCGACCACCGCTGTTATTCCGACCAACGGGATCGTGGTGCTCACGGGCTCGGGCATCACGGTCACGTTCACGGGCAACGTCGACGGGTCGTTCTCGTTCTCGGCCTACCCCGCGGCGTCGAACGTTGGGCCGGTGACCGCGACCCGAGTCGACGGGTCGACGTCGGTCGTGACCGTGACGGGTACCTGCGTGGACGCCTACGAAGCGGTGCTTGAGATCCTCGACGGCGGCACGCGCGGCACGGCGGGGATCACATACCGAATCTCGCTCGACGGCGGCCGTAGCTACACGAAGAAGTTGCGCCTTGGCACCGACGTCACCATCCAGATCAACGATGGGACGATCGACAGCGGGCTCGACTTCGCGCTCGCTGCGGGGGACCTCGACGCCGGCGACGTCTTCACCTTCGAGACGACCGAGCCGGCGATCCAGGCGAGCGACGTGGTGGAAGCTCTCGAGGAGCTCGACGACGAAGAGACCGATTGGGACTTCTGTCACGTCGTCGGCGCGGTGGACGCGACCGCGGCCGGGACGATTGGAGGGACCTTCACCACGTTCGCAGCGGACGCGCTTGGAAACGCCCGCTTCTCCCACGCGTGGATGAGCACGCGGAGCGAGTACGCGCGGGAGTCGGAGTCGACCTTCGAGAGCAGGATGATCGAAGACTTCGACGCGCACGAGAACGCGAGGACCTTCATCTCCTCTGGATACACGCGCTTCACCTGTCCGATCACCCGGCGTCGCAACCGGCGCCCGGTGTCGTGGCTCGCGGTCGTCGAGGACCTCAGGCTGCCGCTGCAGGAGGAGCTCTCGCGCTTCGCCCGCGGGCCGCTGTCCAGCGACGTGACGATCTACGAGAGCGGCGTGCGCCTCGAGCACGACGCGCGCATCCGTCAGGCGCTGCAGGCGGAGCGCTTCGTCACGCTCCGAACCCGCAAGCGTCGCGCCGGCGTCTACTTCACTCGGGGCTCGTCGTTCGATGCGGAGGGCGGACTCGAGGGGCTCCGCCCGCGGCGCCGGGTCCTTGACGTCGCGGCGTACATCTACCGCGACGTGCTCGAAGACCAGCTCGGCGACGAGACCGAGGTGAATGCCGCCGACGAGGACAACCCCGGCTGCCTTCCGGAGGAGGTCGCGGCGAGGATCGATCGGGACGTCATCAGCGCGATCGAGGCGAGGCTGGGCGGGAAGTACAGCACGATCACCGTTCGCGTCTCGCGAACTACGGTGCTCGGTCCGGGCGTCCGTCTGCCGGCGAGGATGTCTATCGTCGGTCTCGAGTACTTCGACGGGTTCGACGCCGAGATCGGGTACGTGCGCGCGAACCGCGCCGCGGCGGCTTGAAAGGGAACTACGATGACGCTGCATATCAACGGAAACGCTGAAGCCCACGCGAGCGCCGAAGTGGACTTCGCCGGGAAGGTCTACCTCGGCATCACGGATATCAACTACTCCGACGAGCTCACCCGCGAAGGTGTCTGGGGCACTGCCTCGGAGCAGCTCGGGGTGACCAGGGGTGAGCTGAAGCAGAACGGCGACTTCACGTTCCTCAAGAGCGAGTTCGATCGGCTCCTCGACAACTCACCTGACGGGTACGGGGAGATCCCGTTCAACATCTCGATCACCTATCGGGAGCCCGGCAAGCCGGTGAAGATCAACACGCTCCGGTCGTGCTTCATCGTCAAAGTGGAGGACTCGTCTTCGCAGGGCTCGTCGGGCATGAAGGTCAAGCTCGGGCTTCACATCGCGGAGCCCATCGAGCGCAACGGCAAGAAGCTGATCAAGACCAGGAAGCGCCCGCGCGTGGCGATCAGGGCTTGAGAGAGAGGACCATGGACAAGCCGAAGATGGACGGGTGGACGGACGCGCAAAAGGCTGCGTGGCAGAAGGCTGCCGACGAGCTCGCCGCGGCGGAGAAGGAGGCCAGCGCGCCGCCGTCTCCGGAGGAGCAGATCGAGGCGATGGTCGCGGAGAGCGCTCGTCTGGCCAGGGAAGCGGCGGACGAGCGCGCTTACAAGCTGGCCGTCAAGGAGCACGGCGAGACCAGGACGGGCCGGCTGCGGACGCGCGAGGGGTCGATCATCTTCCGCGCGATGACGGGCCTGGAGTTCGACTCGATGAGCGTGCGCCTCGAGGAGCTCAAGGCGTCGATGGACCAGCTCACCGCTGCGCGGGAGGCGTTCCTTGACGTGGTGCTCCATCCGTCACGCGCCGAGACGAAGCAGAAGTTCGACCGCTTCCCGATGCTCTGGGATTACGCCTTCCGAGCGCGTGACGTGCTGAGCGCCGGCGTCGAAGTGGAGGCAAGAAAAAACGGATAGAGCTGTACCTGCAGTCCCGCGGCCGGCTCGAAGAGACCGCGGATCTGCTGGCCGCGCTCCTGCCTCGTCAGGTGCGCCGGGATGAGAAAGCGAGGACGGCGACATTCGTTCTCGCCGAAGTCTGCAGCGTGATTCAGGGGTTCGACCAAGAGGGCTTGATTCGTGATCTTCGAGGCGAAGCTTGACGACCAGATCACCCCCGCCGCAGATGCGGGGGCCGACGGACTCGATAAGATGTCCGGCGCGGCGAAGGCCGCGGATCTGCAGCTTCGTGCTCTCGACGCAGCGCAAGCCAAAGTAGCGAAGCGCGCCGAGGCCGCCGCGAAGGCCTTCAATCCAGAGAGCTACAAGCGCCAAGTCAAGGCCGAGCAGGAGGTAGCGGACTCGAAGGAGCGCGCGCTCCAGCAGCTCGGCATCGGGCGCAGCAAGAAAGAGCAGGACGAGAAGAAGGCCGCCGCGGACGCCGAGAAGGAGAAGAAGCGGCAGAAGGAGCTCCGCGCGGCGTCTGCCTCGTCCGGGCTCGGTACCATCGCTTCCCAGGCGAAGCTGGCGACGGCCGCATTCGTCGGACTCGCGGGCGCGTCGAG